AGCAGTTGGGCATGTAATTGCTCATAAAGTAGACCAATATAAAGAATTTGGTAAAGGAATGTACTCAATAGCAACTTCAGGTAAATTAGGTACAATTAGGGATGAAGAAACTGGTAAAAAAGTACATTGGACAGACTTTACCGATTCAACCGATGATAGTGGTGTTATTGATAAATTAAAGTATGGTAGTTCTAAGATGCGAGATGTTCCTGTTTATAAAAAAGATAGTCACGGACACGATGTGCATGATGAAGAAGGAAACCCAGTACAAGCAAAAGATTTCAGAGGTAGACCAAAAACACAAAAAGAACCTGTATTTAGAGAAGATTTATCTCCAAGAGAATTAGCATTAGCGAAGAAATCTTGGTACGAAAGACAAGAACAATTAAAAGGAATAAAAGGAACAGCAATGGATGCCGCTGTTATGTGTGCTAGTATGGCAGTAGCTGGAGCTGGAGTGGGAGCTTTAGCAGCTAAAGGAATCGGTACAACTGCAAATGTAACCGCATATGCAGGTCAAACCATTGGACAAGCAGCAACACACGGTGCGGCTAGTGCATTTACACATGGAGCATTAGGATTTAGTACACATTTAGGTAAAGATATGGTTAAGCATGTTGCGTTTGAATCTGTTGGAGCTGGCGCATTACAAGCAGGTGGTGGTGGTGCTGTATTGAGCGTTGTAACGGGTGGTATTTTGGAAGCCATAGATGATAAATCAAACCAACCAAATCCACAAGATATGATGATGAACCTAATAAAGAAAATAGGTGAGAGAATGGGAACATATAAGATGACCGATGAACAAATGTTGGCATCTATTGAATCATATAAAAAAAACAAACCTGAATCTGATTTAAAAAATGCAGCAATGGATTTGATGAAAGAAAATATTTCAGAAACAAAACAACAATCAATTCAGAATTTTGTAGAGTTTGCAACTAAAAGATTAAAATTAAAAGAAACGCCAAATATTACATTAGTTGGTGGTAGAGAGTTTGCAGAAGTAAAAACATCATTGGGTGGATATAATCCAGATGATAAATCAATATATGTAGCAACTGAAGGTAGATTAACTGCTGATATTTTAAGAACACTTGCACATGAAATGGCTCATAGAAAGCAAGATGAGATGGGATTAGTTACAAATGCAGAAACCGATGGAGCAGATGGTTCTCCGATAGAAAACAAAGCACATGCTGTTGCAGGAATCCTAATGAGAGAATATGGTAGAATTAACAAACAAATCTATAACGAAGATGTTAATGTCGATGTTGATAAGGGTGATACTGTGTTAATGGGTAAGTTTAAAAATAAGAAAGTACAGGTTAAAGATATCGGAAAAGACCAACATGGGATGCCAACTATAAATGGTAAACAAGCTACTACATTTAGAATACCAAGAGGGGATGAAAAAAATTCACAATCCGTATTCAATGAAAAAATTAGTGCTCATACATATGATTCTGGTACCGAAGGTGAGGAAGATTTTACAAAACACCATGCAACATCGATGTATGCACCTGATATGGGACATGGCGCAGAACCGGATACTTATGATTTTGATGATTTAAAAGATACAAAACCTGGTTATCAAAACCCTTCACAAGATAAAGATGTTGAAGATAGAGGATATGAGCCTGTAAAATCTTTAAAAGAAGTTGGTCCAAACGATTGGCATTTTAAAGCAATTATGAAGATGTGGGATACAGCTGGTCCATTTGGTAGAAAGAAAATTGGAGCAGTAGTATGTAATGACCCAAAGGCTGATAGAAACGATGTAGCTAGAAAGTTAAGAAACTACGGATATAAAGAAGTTACACATGTTACCGATAAATTAGGATTAGACGAAAAAAAAAATCTAAATGAACTTACACAAGGTTTATACGCAGGTAAAATTAAAATAGGTGGACAGCCGGTTGAAATTGAAGTAGAATTATTAGGGGCAGATAATAAAACAAAAGAATTCTTAACAAAAGTAATTCATATTGATAAAAAATATCAAAGTAAATTACCAATAGGTTCTACATTTAAAATTCCTGCAAGAATATTCAGAATGCCAGGCGGTGGCTGGTATAAAATAAAATCATCTGCATTTAAAGAATCCCTAAACGAAGGTGGAGCATATGGACATATGTCACATCCATTTGATGATATGGATTTAACTTTTGGTGATTTAAAAAATATTATTAGAGGAGCGTTAACTGGTAATTTAGAATTAACAAGAGAAAAAACCGATGGGCAAGCATTAGCAATCAGTTGGAAAAATGGTAGATTAATTGCAGCTAGAAACAAATCACATTTACAAAATGGTGGTGCAGGTGCAATGGGTATAGAAGATGTTGCATCAAAGTTTGCCGGTAGAGGTGGATTAACCGATGCATACAATTTTGCAATGAGAGATTTAACTGCGGCAATTAGTGGTTTATCGGATGCACAACGAAAAAAGATATTTAACGAAGGACAATGTTTTATGAATTTGGAAGTAATATGGCCAACTTCGGTAAATGTTATTCCCTATGGACAGGCTCTATTAGTTTTTCATAATACAACATGTTATGATGAAAAAGGTTCTGCAATTGCTGCAAATCAAGGAGCAGCAACGATGTTAGCAGGAATGATAAAACAGGTAAACGCTGATGTTCAATCAAAGTATACAATACAAGGTCCACCTGTAACAGAACTACCTAAAAATGAGGAGTTAAGTTCAAAACAAACAAAGTATCTAACTCAATTACAAAAGCTACAATTTCAATTCCAATTATCCGACAAAGATGGTGTTTCGGAATATCATCAAGCTTGGTGGGAAGATTTTGTAAATAAATCAAAAGTTAAATTACAAAAATTAGAAAAAGAAGCATTAGTAAGGAGATGGGCCTTTGGTGATAAAGCATTCCGCTTAAATACTATTGCTGATAAAGATGCTCAAAAGTGGGCGATTGATAATGATAAAGTAAATGTAGCAAAACAACAAAAAGAAAATGTTAGACAATTTGAAGAAATATTTTTGGGTGTTGGAGCAGATGTTCTTTCATTTATGGGTTCAGTTTTAACTGTAAATCCAGATGCAGCAGTTAGGAATATGAAAGATAGATTAAAATCGACTGCAGACAAAGTAAGAGGTAGTGGTGACCCATCAAAGATTGCAAAATTAAAGATGGAATTAAGTAGATTAGCTAATATTGGTGGTAAGGATAAAATAGTTCCAAATGAAGGTATTGTGTTTCTTTATAAAGGAAATACATATAAACTCACAGGTACATTCGCACCATTAAATCAAATATTAGGTATATTTTACGAATAAAATTTAATATATATACATATATAAAAGGTTATTAACAATATAGAATTATGGCAAAAAGAAAAAGTTTTGATGAGAAAAGTAAAGGGATGCACCAATCTCGTAAACTAATTATAGATACGGTATTTGGTAGAACTGACAATACTCAAAGAGTTCATGGTTATGAGGCTGAAGTAGAGCAAAAGAGAGAAGTTGGTGAAGTATGGACTGATAAAGATGGTAAAGAGTGGGAGCAAAAGGAAGGATTTAAAATCAATCGTTCTAAGATGGATGATGTTAGAGAATACCTTTCTAAATTAAATACTTGCTCAGCTGAAGATTGCGAAACTATACAATATAGTAACGCAGATAAAAAATTAATTCGTAAAACAACTTTATGTTCAAATTGTTTATCTAAGTTAGAAACTAAGTTAAAAATTGATGGTACATATCCGTTTTATGAAGATTATAAAATAAGTAGAAATCAACTAGCGTATGTTAGGGATTTAAAAATGAGATTTGAAGATGCTTTAGCTGGAGTTACTAAACAATTCGAATTTGTCAATGAAGATGGTAGTATTAATAATTGGCAGTGGGATATTGATTTAGATAAAGTTAAAGAGGATTTACAAAAAGATATAGATGGTGCATCCGAAGCAATTGAAGCTCTATTGGAGAGGAAAGCAGCATTAGAAAATAAGTTACTAGAACTTAATCACCCAGAGCTTATAAAAAATTAAAAATTATGAAAAAATTATTGAATTTTAAAAACATTGCGATTGCGGCATTGATTATTTATGTGTTATTACAATGGTTTAACCCAGGTGGAGTTATGCCATTGATGGTAAAAAATATGAAGTATTAAAACATACAATTGATACTATCGAAGTTGAAAAAATAAAAGTGGTAACTAAAAAAGGTGAAGATATTGTACATGAAGTAATTGATGTAGATACTTTAGTTCTTAAAGAATTGGTTAATGTAGATAGTGCAGCAATTCTTAGAGATTACTTAGCAAAAGTAGTTTACAAAGACACATTGATATTAGATGGTGGATTAGGAACTATCGCTCTAACTGATACTATTACAAAAAATAGAATCTTAGGTAGAACTTGGGATGCTAAAGTAAAAGAAAGAATCGTTAAAGAGGAACTTATTGTTAAAGAGCCAGCAAAAACTCAAGTATATTATGGTTTAAATGGTGGATTTAACAAAGCAGATGTTGTTTCATCAATTGGAACAGGTGTGATGGTTAAAACTAAAACTGATAAAATATATCAATTTACTTTAGGAGTAAATAATAGAGTTGTAGATGGTACAACCGGCGGATTATCTCCATATATAGGATTTGGAACTTATTGGAAGATTAGAGTGAAGAAATAATATATGATTCAAAATCAGCCAAAAAAGAATCTAAAAGATATAATTGCTGAAGAATATCGTAAGTCTGCAAATGACCCGATATACTTTATGAAGAAATATTGTGTCATCCAACACCCAACACGAGGCAAAATTCCATTTCATCTATATCCTTTTCAGGAAAATTGTTTAGGTGATTTTAAACAAAATAGATTTAATATTATTCTTAAATCCCGTCAGTTAGGTCTATCAACCTTATCGGCGGGCTTTATACTTTGGAAGATGTTGTTCAACCAAGACTTCAACGCATTGGTTATTGCAACTAAAGTAACTGTTGCAAAAAACTTAGTAGAGAAAGTGAGAGTTATGCACGACTTACTTCCTATTTGGTTAAGAGATGGTGGTAGTTCATCGGTTGAAGATAATAAACTTTCTCTTAAACTTAAAAATGGTTCTCAAGTAAAAGCAATCGCAAGTTCTCCGGACGCAGGTCGTTCTGAAGCCCTATCCCTATTAGTTGTGGATGAGGCAGCATTCATTAGAGATATTGATGAGATTTGGTTATCAGCACAATCAACTCTATCAACGGGTGGTTCTGCCATCGTATTATCAACTCCGAATGGTATTGGTAATTGGTTTCATAAAATGTGGGTAGAAGGTGAAAGTGGAGCAAATGGATTTAATTGTATCAATCTACATTGGACTGTACACCCTGAAAGAAATCAGGCTTGGAGAGATGAGCAAACTCGTATTTTGGGAATCAAAGGGGCATCTCAAGAATGTGATTGTGATTTCGTAGGTTCTGGTGATACTGTAATTGACCCGGCATTACTGACTTGGTACAAAGATACCTATGTAATGGAGCCGGTAGAAAAGACTGGATTTGATGGAAACCTTTGGAAATGGGAATATCCAAATTATAACAAACAATATATGGTCGTAGCCGATGTGGCCAGAGGCGATGGTGCCGATTATTCTACTGCTCAAGTTTTGGATATAGAAGATTGTACGCAAGTTGCTGAATATAGAGGAAGATTAGAAACAAAAGATTTTGGAAACTTTTTAGTAAGTTTATCAACCGATTATAATAACGCATTACTTATTATAGAGAATGCCAATGTGGGTTGGTCAGCAATTCAGCAAGTAATTGATAGAACATATCCTAACTTATTTTATATGAGTAAAGATTTACAATACATTGATACCGAAAAGCAAATGACTAATCGATATTATAGGGATGAAAGAAATATGGTTGCAGGTTTTAGTACAACTTCTAAAACTAGACCTCTTATCATTTCTACATTGGATACATATATGAGAGAAAAGGACATTTTAATTCGTTCTTCCCGTTTAATAGATGAAATGTTTACTTTTATTTGGAATTCGGGTAGAGCAGAAGCTATGAAAAGTTATAATGATGACTTGATTATGGCATTGGGTATTGGATTATGGGTTCGTAATACTGCATTAAGATTGAAGCAAGAAGGTATTGATTTAACAAAAGCAATGCTAAATTCTTCTACCGTTAAATCTTATGAAGAGGGGGTATATACTAACAATTGGCAGAAGGATAACCCATATGAAATGAAAATTGGTAATGGAGAAGTAGAAAATTTGAAATGGTTGCTTGGATAATCTATATTTATATGTTGAAACTCTTATAGATGAACGAAGATTTAGATAAATGGTTTAAGGAAAAGTGGGTAAACATCGGTAAAAAGGTTGATGGTAAACACCCACCATGTGGAACTTCTGGAGAAAAGAAAGGTTATGCAAAATGTGTACCTGCTGCAAAAGCGGCTAGTATGAGTAAGAAAGAGAAAGAAAGCGCAACTCGTAGAAAGAGAGATGCACAAAATGATGCAGGGAGAGGTGGTAAAGATAGTAGTGGACAAGGTAAAAAACCAATATATGTTTCAACAAAACCAAAAAATGAAACTATGAACATAGAAGAAAAGCTAAATTTATTTTTAGAAAAGAATTGCCCGACTGACCCAGCAAAGTGGTCAGCATCTAAATCAGCGGCAAAATCTAAATTTGATGTATATCCATCGGCTTATGCAAATGGATGGGCCGCAAAAAACTACAAAGAAAAAGGTGGTGGATGGAAAACATGTAATGAAGGATTAGAATTAAACGAAGGCCCTTGTTGGGATGGGTATAAGCAAGTGGGTATGAAAGATAAAGGTGGAAAGCAAGTTCCTAATTGTGTTCCTATCAGCGAAGATATTAATTCGGATGATGATGTAAATTATGGTATAGTTGAACCTGAAGAAGAATACGATGTAGATAACTACGATGATTTTAAAGATTTTGCTATATTCATCAGAAATTATAATAAAGAATTAAACGAAGGATGTTCTTGCTTAACCGAAGCAGAATACCAAGGTAGAAAAGTTCAATTGGGTAAACCAATGCAAGGAGATGTTAAGAAATTTAAAGTTTATGTTAAAAACCCTGCCGGAAATGTTGTTAAAGTAAACTTTGGTGACCCTAATATGAGAATTAAAAAATCTAATCCAGATAGGAGAAGAAGTTTCAGAGCAAGACATAATTGTGATAATCCAGGTCCAAGAACAAAAGCAAGATATTGGTCTTGTAGAAAATGGTAAAATTTGGAAATTCAAAAAATTTTACTTATCTTTGTAAATTATATATAAATTAAAATGGCAGATAAATCAGTATTTAGTAGGTTACAAAAACTATTTTCAACAAACACTATTGTTCGTAAAACAAAAAAGGGTGTCAGAGTAATTGATACGGATGAGTATCAATCTATATCTACCAACCTTGTTGACCGTTTTATGAAAATGAAAACGCCAGCATATAGTACAGGTATGTTAGAATCTGCAATGTCTTACCAACAAGTAAGAGCAGATTTATTCAGAGATTATGATTCAATGGATAACGACCCTATACTTTCATCAGCATTAAATGTTTATGCAGATGAATCAACTCCAAAAAACGAACATGGTGATGTATTAAGAATCAATTGTTCAAATGAAAATGTAAAATCAATTCTTCATAATTTATTCTACGATATTCTTAATGTAGAATTTAATTTATGGCCTTGGAGTAGAAACTTAGTAAAATATGGTGATTTCTTTTTACAATTAGAAATCGCTCCTGAATTGGGCATTGTAAATATAGTTCCAATTTCCGTTTACGAAGTTAGTAGAGTTGAAGGATTTGATATGGAGAATCCTCAAAGAGTAAAATTTGTTTACTCACCTTATACAAATCCATACGGAGGTACACAAGCCTCAAACAAAAGAGAATATGAGAACTATGAAATAGCTCACTTCCGCTTGTATTCAGATTCAAACTTCCTACCATATGGTAAATCTATGTTAGAAGGAGCTAGAAGAGTTTGGAAACAATTAACTCTTATGGAAGATGCGATGCTAATCCATCGTATTATGAGAGCACCTGAAAAGAGAATCTTTAAAATTGATGTAGGTAATATCCCACCAAACGAAGTGGATAACTACATGCAAAAAATTATCAATGCAAGTAAAAAGACTCCATTTGTTGATGCAGCAACTGGCGATTACAATTTGAAATATAATATGCAAAACCTTATTGAAGATTATTATATGCCAGTGCGTGGTAATGATAATGGTACTTCAATTGATACTTTAAAAGGATTAGAGTATAATATGGTGGATGACCTTAACTATTTAAAAAATAAGTTAATGGCTGCATTACAAATACCAAAAGCATTTTTAGGATACGAAGAAGATATTAATGGTAAAGCAACTCTTGCATCACAAGATGTTCGTTTTGCAAAAACAATCGAAAGAATTCAAAAAGTATTAGTATCCGAATTAACTAAGATTGCAATTGTACACTTATACGCACAAGGTTTAGATAATGCAGATGATTTAGATTTCTCATTGGAGTTAACTATTCCATCTAAAATTTATGAGCAAGAAAAAGTTGAATTATATACTTCTAAAGTAGCACTGATTCAACAAATGCAACAAACTAAAATGTTTTCTAAGAAGTGGATGTACGATACTGTAATGGATATGGTTCCAGAAGAGCAGGATGAATTAACATTGCAAGTATTGGAAGATACAAAACAACAATTCCGTTTAACATCAATTGAAACTCAAGGTGTAGACCCTGCTAAAGAAGCAGGAACTGAAGGTGGTCCAACTAATGTTGAAGAGGAATTAAATAAATTAAAATTAGAATTGGAAGGTGAAGTTGGTAGACCAAAAGACCCGGTTAGATATGGTAAAGATGACCATCCATTAGGTAGAGACCCGTTTGGCCAAAAAGCTAACAAACAAAAAGAGGGTTCTGTAAAATACAAATCAAGAGAAAATTATAGAGAAATTTTTAAAGATATGTATGGTAATAAAAAGACTATTTTAACAGAAGATTCTAAATAATTAATTAAAGTAATATAAAAATATATTTATATCAGAAAATTGTAGCAATTAATGAAAACTATTAAACACTCAAAGTTTAAAAATACAGGATTTATTTTTGAATTATTGGTTAGACAAGTGACCTCAGAAATCATGTCTGGCAAAATAAATTCTATCGCAGAAAAGATATTAAAAGAGCATTTTAATTCAAAAAAGGAATTATCCAAAGAATTAAAATTATATCAATATCTTATTAATGAAAAATATAATTCAGAAAGTAAAGCTGAGAAATTCATTGATACAATATGCGAAGCTCGTAAAAGATTAGACGAGAAAAAACTTACAAAGGAAAAATATAATCTTATAAAAGAGATTAAAGAAACGTATGGTTTAGATGAATTCATCAAATCACCAATTTCTAATTATAAAACATTA